CATATGCGCGGTACACTGTGCGGATGCACAAGCGTAGCATTCCGCATTACACGGACAACGTGGACTTGGTTGGGCTGATCCGACTGAAGACATTTGTCAAAGGAGAGGGCGACAAGAAACGCGCCATCTCAACTGGGGAGCGCGAGATCCTGTGCTTTCCACAGGCGTCAAGCGTCACCAAAAATCGTTTCAACATCGACGAGCCGCTGCCTTTCACGTTTGAAGGCGGCAACCCATTCGCAAACTTTGTAGCTAAGTAAAGGAGATTAACATGGACTTGAATGGATTTAACGCACTGGAAGTAGAGCCACAGACATCAATGGAGCCGCTCCCTGCTGGGTGGTACAAATGTGTGATTTCTGAGACTGAAGAGAAGCCGACCAAGGCTGGGACTGGATCTTACCTTCAGCTTCAGTTGGATGTGATCGAAGGCCAGTATCAGGGTCGCAAGGCGTTTGATCGTCTGAACCTGAAGAACCCAAACCAGACTGCCGTTGAGATTGCGCAGCGTACACTGTCGAGCATTTGCCGCGCGGTGAACGTGCCTAACCCACGCGACAGCTACGAGCTGTGCGACAAGCCACTGATGGTTAAAGTCGCGGTACGCCCAGCGGATGGCCAGTACGATGCGTCAAACGACATCAAGGGGTACGCAGCCTGTGATGCACAGGTAGCAGCACCAGCAGCCGCTGCCACAGCGTCTGTGAACGGAGCAGCAACGCCACCTTGGAAGCGCTGACTTCTGGTCTGTGATGGGGCGCGTGTCGCCCCATTTTATGAACAGAAGGAGAAAGACATGACAGTGCAAAAGATAAGCTTGAAGAAATACTTCGACTACAAAAAGACGCCCAAGGATTTTGAAAAGCCATCGGAAGAGGTGATGGAAATTTTTGATAGGGTCGCTGTGAAGTATGGCTACAAGGAGTTCAAGAAGGATGATTGAGTATATCGCAGTTCACACAGGCGTCGTCATCGTCTTGGCCTTACTTGGAGTTATCTAATGAAACTTGAGCAGTACATGACCCCAAAGACAATTGAGGCGATCTACCAGCATTACAAAGACAAGCGTAAGGATGAGCATCGCCCACACCTTGGTGGATCTCAGATTGGCAACGAGTGTGACCGTGCATTGTGGTATCAGTTTCGCCACGCATGGTCGCCCAACTTTGATGGCCGCTTGCTTCGCCTGTTCGAGACTGGTGACCGCGAGGAAGATCGCATTGTCTCCAACCTACGCGCGGTGGGTGTGACGGTCTGGGAGAGAGATCCAGAGACAGGCAAACAGGTTAGGTTCGAGGCTTGCGGTGGTCACTTTGCATTGTCCCTTGATGGGGTGGGTGAGGGTTTCGCTGAGAGCAGCAAGCCACATACGCTTGAGTTCAAAACCATGAACGACAAAAACTTCAAGGCCACCAAGAACATGGGGGTCGAGAAGACCAAGCCGATCTACTGGGCGCAGTGTCAGGTTGGTATGCTGCTGTCTGGTTTGGACCGCTGCTACTTCTTTGCTGTGAATAAGAACACGGACGAAATGTATGGTGAGCGGATCAAGCTGAACAAGCGCGAGGCTGAAGCTTTGATTGATCGCGCGGAGCGGATTGTGTTTGCGCAGCAGCCGCCAAGCAGATTGACTGAGGATGCAAGCGACTGGCGCTGCAAGTTTTGCCCATACTTCGCTGTGTGTCAGGGGTGCAAGATCCCAGAGGTCAACTGTCGGACGTGCTGCCATTCAACGCCAGAGCAAGATGGGACGTGGAGCTGCGCGAGGGGCCACAAGATGGAGCCGTGCGAAGAGCATTTGTACATCCCAATGATGATGCCCAAGGACATTGAGATGACCGACGCAGCGGATGACTGGGTTGAATATACGGACTTGGATAGTGGTGAGATTTTCCGCAACAATGGAAACAGCCACGAAATTTTTAAGATGAGGATGCAAGATGGGGATGCGTGAAGAGTTACTTCGAGATGCCTTGGAGCAGTTTATCGACAGACTGCCTGATGAAATCACCAAGGCTGAAACTGCTTGGATCATATTCAACGTCGTTGGGTCACGCGACCTACTTGAAGAGTGGGGGTCGATTAGTCGGCTGACCACTGCGAACATTGCAGAGTATTTTTTGCATCAGTCTTTTGGCCCAGAGTTTGAGGCAGCAATGCAGACTGAAGAGTTTCTGCAAAAGATAATGAAGGAGCATAAATCAAAATGACCTTTGAACTGAGAGATTACCAGAGAGATGCAATCGATGGATTGTACAGCTACTGGGCAAACAAGATGGGTGACAACCCACTGATCGTCGCGCCGACTGGGGCTGGTAAGACAGCCATCATTGCGCAGATGATAAAGGATGCCATGAGCTTTCCCAACACTAGGGTGCTGGTTCTAGCGCATGTTAAGGAGCTACTGGAGCAAGGGGCGTCAGGTTTACAGAAGCTGTACCCAGAAGCTGAAGTTGGCTTCTACAGTGCGTCTTTAAAACAAAAGGATCTGACCAAGCCAATTACATTTGCTGGCATCCAGAGTATATACAGACGTGCATACGACATGGTTCCAGCGCCAGACTTGGTGATCATCGACGAGGCACACATGCTGCCACCTAGCACGACCACACGCTATGGTCGGTTCATCGATGACCTGAAGCAGTGCAACCCAGACGTTAAGATCGTTGGCCTGACAGCTACGCCCTATCGACTGGGGTCTGGGTATCTGCACAAGGGTAAGGGTGCGATCTTTGATGGCATTGCCTACGACATTCCTGTTACGATGCTGATGGATCAGGGGTATCTGTCGCCTGTCATCAGTAAGGGTGGCTTGCAGCAGATCGACCTGACCAACGTGAAGAAGCGAGGTGGTGAGTTTGTCGAGAGCGATTTGGCTGTTGCTGCATCTGATCCTGAGTTGGTGCGCAAGACTGTTGAAGAAATTGTTAGGCTTGGAGCCGACCGCAAAAGCTGGTTAATTTTTGCCAGTGGCGTTGACCACGCGCACATGTTGCAAGATGCGTTCTTCGATAATTTGGTTTATTCTGAAGTGTTGACTGGTGAAGACAACCAGAAGGATCGCGCAGCAAAGATCGAAAGATTTAAGAACGGTGACACACGTTGCCTGATCAACGTGAACGTGCTGACGACAGGGTTTGACGCGCCTAACGTGGATCTGATTGGTTTGGTTAGAGCGACAGCATCCACTGGCCTCTACGTCCAGATCATTGGCCGTGGGACACGTCTGTTCGAAGGTAAGGAAAACTGTCTGGTTTTGGACTACGGCCAGAACGTCGAGCGCCACGGATTTATCGATCAAGTGAAGCCATCGAAGAGCGGTGGGGGTGGTGACGATGAAGCACCAGTTAAGCAATGCCCAAGCTGCCAGACGTATCTGGCGATTGCTGTGTCGCTGTGTCCAGCCTGTGGGCATGAGTTCCCACCACCCACACTGAACCACTCAAGCGAAAGTTACGATGGCGCGATGATCTCGACACAGGCGCAGATGCCAGAGTGGTTTAAGGTTACGGATGTCACCTATCGCCGCTGGCGCAAGGCTGGCAAGCCCGACAGCATCCGCGTGGATTACAACTATGGGTTCTTCAAGACTGTCTCAGAGTGGCTGTGTCCAGAGCATGGTGGGTACGCCACAACGAAGTACATGCAGCGCAAGGTTCATCTTGGCGCGACGGCCAACACAACAGATGAGGCGATGGAAGAGTGTCAGTTTTGGCACACGCCCACACGCATACAGGTAAAACCAGACGGTAAGTACGACAGAATTGTGAGGTATGATTATGAGGAACCCGAAGAGGAAGAGGACAACGTCATCGACCTACTTGATTACAAAAACCCAACCATCTGAGCATGACGAACAGGTTGGCTTTGTTAATTGGTTTCGTGCGAAGTATCCCAAGGTTTTGATCTTTGCCATTCCGAATGGGGGCAAGAGATCCGTGGGAGCTGGTCGAAAGCTGAAGGCTGAAGGCGTTGTTGCTGGCATCCCCGATCTGTTTATCCCAGCGTGGGATATCTGGGTTGAGATGAAGCGCAGCAAAGCTGGGCGACTTTCCCCCGATCAAAAGAAGATCATCGAATACCTAGAGAACGAGGGATACAAGGTGATCGTGGGTAAGGGTGCGACAGATGCGTCACGCCAGATCATGGAGCTGGGGGGCCATTGGAAAGAAAATTGGAAAACTTCAGAGTGATCAAAATCCAGAAAGAGTTTTGCTTCGACCTGATCGAACAGTCTCATTATCTGAAGCGACTGCCCAGCATCATGTATGCCTTTGGCTTGTACAATGGGAATGATCTGGTTGGGGTATGCACATTCAGCACACCGCCAAGCCTGAACCTGTGCATTGGGGTCTGTGGCAAAGAGTTCAAGGATGAAGTCTTGGAACTGAACAGGCTGTTCTTGGTGAAGAACGAGAAGAACCTAGCGTCGTTCTTTGTGTCACGCGCACTGAAGATGCTGCCCAAGCCTAGCATCGTTGTGTCCTACGCTGACAAAAATAGCGGCCACTGTGGTTATGTCTATCAGGCGACCAACTTCATCTACACTGGCCTGTCTGAGAAGCGCACCAACTTGAAGACGGACACTGGCTTGCACAGTCGGACAGACTGGAAGCCCAAGAAGGAAGGCGAGGTCAGGGAGTATGTCGAGCGGCCACGCAAGCATCGGTACATCTACTTCACTGGCAGCAAGGCAGAGCGCAAGCTGAGAAGGCAGAAACTAAACTACAAAGTTTTGGACTATCCCAAAACTGA